GGTATCAAGACAGAGATAGAGGTAACACAATGAAGAAGAATTATCGCACAGCATATAATCAACTCAAGAAGCTAGGTGTCACAGTCTATGAGGATGACGATGGCTTCCGTATCTCAGGCGAGGACAACTATCCAGAGGTGTGGGCAGACTACTACTGTGAGTTTGGCGGTACTGTATTGGATGACTTTGGTGTAAACCACAAGATCAATGCAATCCTGGAAAAGCAGGGGCTGTTCGCTGAGTGGGAGAACACTGGCGTACTAGGTGTTGCAGAAATGTAACGTGATATAATGGTAACATTGACGCAGCTAAACATAACGACTAACCTATAAATGTCTAACAAAGGAGAAACAGACATGACTAACTCACAAAACTCTAAGATCCTCACACACCTTCGTGCAACTAAGGGTCTGACCCAGCGTGAGGCTATGCTGGACTACAGCATCCAGTCATTCACTAAGCGTATCTCTGAGCTACGCAAGTCAGGCTATCGCATTGATGGCATTAAGGGTAAGCACCCTGTGACTGGTCAAAACTATACACGATACGTTCTGATTGATGAAACTAGTGGAGCGTAAAGGTAAATACACAGGGTATGATGGTGATGGGAGAGTTGTCATCATATCCACTAACAAAAGTATAGTAATTCAATACCTTAAAGAGAGAGAGAACAAATGATTGCAAGTAACGCTATAAAAGTATACGCAAGTGTAGGTCAGCCTGATGGTGAGTATGTCACCACTGTGTTCACCCCTCATGATGCAAACCAGGCTCGTATCAAACTGTTCAAGCGCACAGGTGTACGCCGTGTCATCTTCAAGACACCAACAGGTGAAGAGCTTTCCTTTAGTAATGACAGGGTGTCAAAGCTATGACAGTGTACCCCTTCAACACAACCAACCTCATGCCTGCCACAGGTTACTACAACCAACTGATGCGTGAGATTGATGAGGCACTCTGGCTTGGCAAAAAGGTTGACAGGCTAGAGCTTATCGCACAGGATGTTAAACAATATGTAGACAAGGGGGAAGCATGGTATCCAAACTTTTAATGCACGCTCTACCCATAGCCGTAGTACTTGCTTATTTGTGCGGCTTCATATACCTCTGGTATCGTAACGCAAAAGGAGACTAACATGAAGATCCCCAAGGCTAATGCCACACTACAGGAAGTCATTGATTTCTATAGTAAGTCTGCTGTATTTGGTCGTCTGGCAGGCTCTACACAGAAAGACTATGACATCCATCTTGCTGCCGTGTCTGGCACAGTAGTTGAAGGCAAAGCACTTGGGGCTTATCGCCATAAGAATATCAAGGTACGTCATCTTACTCAGGCTTATGAGGAGTGGCTGTCTGTCGGGGTTCGGACAGCTAACTACCGCAAGTCTGTGCTATCTACTGCGTGGAGGCACTCAATGAGACATGACGTAATGACGCATGATCCTGTAGCTCTGGTACAAACCAGGTCTGGTCAACCACGGCGTGTACTGTGGAGCCGGGATCAAGTGCAGTCATTCCTTGCAACAGCTTATGGCGACTTCCGCTGGCGCAGCATTGGTCTGATCGTCCACATGGCATATGACTGGGGGCAGCGTGTTGGTGACATGCGTGTTCTCAGATGGGATAAGCTAGACTTAACCCAGTGCCGCTTGGACTTAACACAGAGCAAGCGCAACGCAGAGATACATTTACCTATCTCAGCAGGGTTGTGCGATATGCTGCGCCAGCAGAAGGAAGACTTTGGGTTCCAAGATTATGTAGCACCTCGTGTTAAGCCACGATGCAATGCCTACACACCCTATGACAAACTAGAAATAAGCTATCTTATCAATGACGTACTAAAGGAAGCTAACCTACCTACCACACTGACAGCCATGGACTTACGGCGCACAGCAGTGACAGAGATGATGGAAGGTGGGGTAGACTTAGCAGGTATCATGCAGGTGACGGGCCACAAGAACGTGGCATCCATCAAGCCTTACATGGTCAACACATTCAGTGGTGCATCGAAGGCACTAGCAGCTAGAGGGAATGATGACGATGAAACTTAAATGCTTATGGTGTGAAGTTCTACAAAAAATGCGTGAGGAGGACTTGGGATCCGAAGACTTTTTCAGTAGGACATCCTTAACTGCTGTGTACAATACAAAGCACAGTACAAACACGCTCGACGATGTTAGTCTAGTTAAGGTGATAGAAATAAAGGCGTTTGATGATAATAAAATAGAAGTTGACAGCCATGTCATACCTCACCTGGAAGACTTTATTGTTATTACATACGAATGTGAATATGATCAATGGCACATAAATACACTAGAGATCAAAGGGACTACGGTTGATTACTATATAGACAGTGATTGGCTAGATATTAAAAGAAACTTCGACGGAGACATAACTAAAGAGGAGTACTTAGAGCTAAAGAAGGTCTCTAAACTAGACCCTAGCAATATAATTGATGAGGTAAAAAGAGATGGACTAGGACAAATAGAGGACGCTGAGGATGAGTGGGGTGATTATTAAGTTATGAACATTCGTGATTACGTTGAGGGTCTAGCATTAGGTGACGGTGACACACACCGTGGCAACTGTCCTGCCTGTAATGGTAGAGGCACATTCACAGCCATGAACGATGGCGGCAGCATGAAGTACAACTGCTACAAGCTAGGCTGTGGATCTCGTGGCATCTATGACACAGACATGACAGCAGCAGAGATAAGGAAACGCATGAAGCCACCACCTGACAGGGCCGTAGAGGAGGCTGAGACCATGGAAATACCCGCTTACCTAGTACAGCCTACCTTTGAACATAAGAAGCACACAGCCTTCGCTCTGCGTTGGGGTATTCGTGACTATCCTGGCTTACTCTATGACGTTAAACAGGAGCGCACGGTGTTCCCTATACATCACAGGGGCAGGCTTATTGATGCAGTGGGACGTGCCGTAGGCAAGAGAGCCTTACCTAAGTGGTATCGCTATACTGGTGCAGCAGATTACTTCACAGCAGGCAAGGGCGATGTCGTATTACTTGTAGAGGATGTCGTGTCTGCCATAATTGCGACACAATTAGTACCTAACATCACAGCCTTGGCTATCCTTGGCACATCACTATCCACTAAGCACATGGATAAGGTGGGTGAGTATCGAAAGGTAGCCATAGCCCTTGATCCTGACGCCATGGATAAAACTTTAAAGTTCCGTAGAGAGATTGAGCTATGGACAGGCGTTGATACAGTTGCTATGAAGCTGTATGATGATATAAAATATAAAGTGCCTGATGATATTAAACTACTAAAGGAAGTGTGCAAATGAAACTAATGTTTTTACTTATATGGTTTGATGCAGTACCAGAACAGGGTGTTAGGTATCATCACCTAGGTACATTCGAGAATGAAACAAAGTGCATGACAGAACTTCGCATTGCTTCTGTCTTAGTCAATGACAAACTAGAAACTATAGAGTGTATTGGAGTACGCATCCGTGATTAAAGCAACATACATTGACCATATGGGTACAGACTTGACAGTAGCTAACGCTGCAAGGGTATCCTTTGGTAAGACAAGTGAGATGGAAGACGATCAGTGGGGGCCACCAAAGCTCAAGGCTAAGGATGATAAGCTGATCCGCTATCTTGCCAAACACAAGCACATCAGTCCATTCGGACATTGCTTTGCCAGCTTCCACATCAAGACACCAGTGTTCGTAGCACGGCAGCTAGTCAAGCATAAGTTCTTGAGATGGAACGAAATATCCAGGCGGTATGTCAAGGATGAACCAGAGTTTTACCAACCTAAGCTACGTGCTGCCGCCAAAGATAAGAAGCAGGGTAGTGGTGACCCTCTGATACTTAGCATACAGCAGGATGAAGTTATCCAACAGGCTCACATCCAAGCGGTTAAGCAGTACAGATACTTACTACAGACAGGCGTTTGTGAGGAACAAGCAAGAGGTATCCTTCCTTTGAACCACATGACTGAGTGGTACTGGTCAGGTAGCCTTGACGCCTTTGCTGACATGTGTAACCTACGTTGCAAGTCTGATACGCAGGCAGAGACACGCCAAGTAGCACAACAGATTGATCGTAAGATGATTGAGCTATTCCCTGTGTCCTGGGATGCACTGACGGAGGATGATGAGTAATGACTAAACTATATGACTTAGAGCCTATGATTATGGACTGCTGGCAGGTATGTAATGATCTTGAGACAGTGTTCAAACAGATTGGTGATGGTGAACGTGAACCTACCCCTGATGAGATGATGAACACCCTGATGGGTATGCAGCAACTGTATCAGTGGAAGTTTGAGCAGTTGTTCAACAAGTATGAGGAGGTACTACGTGACGGACGATAAGTGGCCCTTAGAGGCAGACTTTACTGACATCAGACCTATGACTCCAGAGGAGCGTAAAGCAGCCCTTGATCGTAACAAAAAGAACAAGTGGCGTAAGTGTGTCAGTTGTGGTAATGCAAGTAGAGACACATGGTGTGGTTTCTGTCTGGAGGAAGAATGATAAAGAGTGAATGGGATCGTCTAATAAAAGAACGTGAAGACTTTAAGGAGAATGTATTGGCAGAACATACAGCAGACATCGTAAATGAGCCTAAGCACTATGCACGGTGGGCCATTGAGCCAAT